AAGATCTACTAGCAGGGGTACTAAAGTACACACCCTGATAGAGAATCATTTACTCAACAAAGAAGTAGAACCAGACACACCTGGCTCTAAGATGTTATTTAAACAAGCAATCAAAACGCTTGACAATATAGATAACATCTATGCTCTTGAGAAGAGTTTATATTCTAAAGAACTTGGAGTTGCTGGAACTGTAGACTGCATAGCAGAATACAAAGGTGAGTTAGCAATCATTGACTTCAAAACAACAGGTACTTTAAAGAAAGAAGCATTTCTTAAAAAGTATTTCGTACAGGAAGCAGCGTATGCTTACATGTACTGGGAGTTGACTGGTTGTGAAGTAAAGAAACTTGTGACCCTCTCTGTGGCAGAGAATGGAGAGATGCAAGTGGTCGAGAAGTATGATAAGATACCGTATATTGATACTCTCTGCAAATGGATCAAAGAATACCGTTATTTTCAGGAGGGTATCAATAGATGAAAGAACTCGAAGAAAACTTTATGACTCAGAACAAGTTCAGTGCTCTGGTGGAACACACAGTACAAAATAACAATGGACTCATCAATTACATCGAAGCAGTCGCTACTGTCTGTGAAGAGTATGAGATTGAGTTTGAAATGGTAAGCAAACTAATTAGTAAACCACTTAAAGACAAGATCAAAGCAAATGCACAACACCTCAACTGCATCAAACGAACCAGCAGGGGAGTCCTCCCCCTATGAGTGGATTGATGATGCATTTCGTATAAAAGAAACCAGGTATGGTTTGTTCACATCTATCTTGAAATCCACAGGAGATGATTTCTTGACAGGTGGTACATATGATGCAGTGCTTACTATGTCTAGGTGGCATCTTAAATGTGAACAGGAGGGGACCCTTCACCTATACACAAGAGTAGTGGGATCGATTCGAGATCTCGCAGGAGTAAAACTATGACCGAAGACTTTTTTAAATCTGAAATCGTTCAAGAAGAACTGAATGATCTACAAACTTCATACACAGAACTCCTTAAAATGTCGCAAGAGTTTAAGGGATTTGATGATGAAGCGAAGATTAATCACATTAATAAAACATTAGAACTCATTGCTAAGCAGAAAGTATTCTACTCACGCCTAGAAATGATGGCAAATTATGTTGAGGAAGATGGTGACGAGGAGACGGAGGTGCAAGAGATGAAGAACCGTATCGATACCGTGTCTAATCTCTACACCGATGGCGAGAGCAACCTCTTACAGATCCTCCAAGTCATGGAGGACAAACTCCTGGGTTGGAAAAAAGAATTACAGAATGGGGGTTGACACCCCATAAATAGTGTGTCATGATGACCTTGGTCAGGTGACACACAGACCAAATACAAAACACAATACGGAGAATACGATGTCATTTTCATCTCTCAAAAAGTCCAGCGGATCCATTGCAGCACTGACAAAGGAACTGGATAAGATGAGCAAAGGTTCAGGAGGTAATGGTCCTGACGAACGTCTTTGGAAACCTGAGGTTGACAAAGCAGGTAACGGTTATGCAGTCATTCGTTTCCTGCCTGAACCCACAGGTGAGGACCTGCCATGGGCACAGATCTGGTCCCATGCATTCCAAGGTCCTGGTGGTTGGTATATTGAGAACTCTCTCACTACTTTGAACCAGAAAGATCCTGTGGGCGATCTGAATCGCACACTGTGGAACAGTGGTCTTGATAGTGACAAGGAGATTGCACGTAAGCAGAAGCGTAAACTCTCTTACTACTCCAACATCTTTGTTGTCAAGGATCCTCTGCATCCTGAGAACGAAGGTCGTGTCTTCCTCTACAAGTATGGTAAGAAGATCCACGACAAGATTGTTGAGGCAATGAAGCCCCAGTTCCAAGACGAGACACCCATCAATCCTTTCGACTTCTGGAAGGGTGCTGACTTCAAGTTGAAGATCGTCAAGCAAGATGGTTACTGGAACTATGATCGCTCTGAGTTTGCTTCGGCATCTACACTCGGAGACTTTGATGACGATCGTCTGGAAGAGATCTACAACAGTCAGTATTCCCTTGCTGACTTCACTGCTCAGAAGAACTTCAAGTCCTACACTGACCTTGAAGCACGTCTGAATCTGGTACTTGGTAAGACTCGCACTGCTCGTATGCAGGAAGAGGAAGAGCAGGAACCAGTCTTCAACGTAGAGGAGACAGTTAAAGCATCGACCCCTGAGTTCAACAGTGGGTTTGGTTCTAGTGTAGACTCATTGAAAGAGGACGAAG